TTTGACGGAATCCAAGGTGAGAGCGTCTTGATGGCTGCTGCTCGTACTCTCGGTATCGCTGCAACAGGCGACCGCGAGACATTGGACCGCTTCGCCAGCGGCGGTAACGTCCGTGGATTCGTCTCTGGCAACTCCGATAAGCCTACTCTTGGCCGTTACGACCGCGAGAAGGTTGAAAAGCATGTCGATGACATTGAGAATATGATTGCTATGGGTAAACACCTCTTCGTCCTTGACGGAGATCTGAAGCTTACCCAGTTGTCAATGACCTCAACCGATATGCAGTTCTTGGAGAGCCGTAAGTTCACCGTCCGTGATATTTGTCGGTTCTTTGGCGTTCATCCGTCATTCGTCTTTGACGATACGAGCAACAACTACAAGTCGGCGGAGATGGCGGATGTGTCATTCTTGACCAACACTCTTCAGCCGCTGCTCAAGCGCATCGAGATAGAGTTCTCACGTAAGCTCATTTCTCCGCGTCTATGCACCAAGTACAAGTATGAGTTCGACCGCTCGGCACTCTTCGCTTGTGACCTTGAGTCGATGATCAACTATCAATCGAAGAAGATTGCAGCCGGTCTCTCGACTATCAACGAGGAACGCATCAAGGAGAATAAGCCTCCGGTTGAAGGCGGTGATGCGCTGCTCATCTCAGCGAACCTCAAGAGCATTACCGAGCTTACCGCTCAATCTGCTCCAGCATCTAAGACTTAATCACTTATTCTAAGGATATGGGAAAAGAAATTTTAAAAATCGAAAATAGAGAGCGTTATTTTAAGGGTTATATCAATATCCGGCAGAAGCCCGATGGTGCGGATGAAGAATCTCGTACCATCGAGGGTTATGCCATTGTCTTCAACGAGGAGTCTGCCCCTTTGTATGAGGATGAGAGAGAAGTAATTCGTGAAGTTATCGCTCCGGATGCCATCACTAAAGCGCTGCTCGACAGTAGCGACATTCTGATGACACTCTTCCATGACCGCGAGCAGCTGCTTGCCAGATCTAAAGCCGGAGAGGGAACCCTGAAGTATAGCATCGATGAACGCGGTGTCAAGTTTGAGTTTGATGCTCCTCACACAGCTGATGGCGACAAGGCTTATGAACTCGTCAACCTCCGTGTCATTGACGGCTGTAGCTTCGCCTTCCGTACCAAGTATTGGGACGATGACTATGTATCTTGTAAAAGCGAAACTCGCGACGGCAAGATTCAGACTGTCTACACAGTCAATCGCATTGACTCGCTCCACGACTTCACTTTGACTACATGCCCCGCCTACCCCGCGACCGAATGTGACACACGAGACGTCTTCAATCGTTTCCGTCAACAAGAGATAGCTGACCATGCTGAGGCTCAACGCCAGTTGGCTGAAATGCGTGCAGCACAAAACGAAAAAATCTATTAATCCTAAAAAATAGGGAAAAATGAACAAAAAATCAATCAAAGCTATTCTCCTCCGAGACCAGGAGGTGACAGCTCGTATCCGCGAAATTGCGGACCTTTGCGAAAAAGAAAATCGCAAGCGCAACGAGCAAGAAGAAGCCGAGTATCAACAACTCGTTCAAGAACGTCAAGTCCTTGCTATGAGAATGGCTGCTTACTCTGCTGAGGAGATTAAGAACCGTTCTCATGAGGACCGTTTCCACGAAGCTGAGACTCTCATCCGCGAGAATGTAGCAGCTAAAGCTAACACCAGTGTAGTTCTCCAACGAGACCTCGTGATGGTTACTGATGCCTCAAAAGGCAGCATCATCCCCCTCAAGATTCAAGATATTCTTGAACCGCTTGAGGAAGGTCTTATCCTCCATCAAGTAGGTCTGCCCCTCTTGACCGGTCTCTCAGGTGAGTATGTATGGCCGATGTACGAGGCTGTTGAAGCCAACATCGCAGGTGAAGGTGTCGCCCTCACTGACACACCCGTTAAATTGGATGCTCTCAAAGCATCTTATGACCGTATCGGTCTCGCTATCCCCGTCACCTATCAGACTATCATGCAGACTGAAGGTGTCATTGAGACCATCATCCGTAAGATTATGCCGAAGGCTATCACCTCACTTCTCAACCGCGTTCTCTTCAGCACCGAAAAGGTATCTGAAGCAGCTAAGAACCTCGTTGGTCCGTTCGTTGGTCTTGAGGCTGTTACAATCGACGGTTCATTCAGGAGCCTCAATGGTTTGAAGGCTCAGCTCTTCTCAACCGGTATCGATGGTGAGAACATTGGTTTCGTCATGACTAAGGCTACCAAGGCTATCCTTGAGGCTACTCCTAAGGATGCCGGCAGCGGTATCATGGTTATTGAAGACGACAAGCTCGCCGGCGTTCCAGTGTTCACTACTCACTTCATCGGTGATGGTAATGTAGGTCTTGGTGACTGGAAGTGGCAACCTATGGGCTTATTCGGTGACATCCGCTTCACTGTGGATCCTTACACCAAAGCTCGTGAAGGTGCTATCGACTTTGTTCTTGAGGCTAACTATGGCACTAAGACTCTCCGCAAAGAGGCGTTCTTACTCGCTAAAATCGAAGCCTAACAACGCTAAAACAATTATACGATGATTGTTGATGTCGCTCTATTCAAAAAGCACTCCCGTACAGATGACTTCGATGAGGATGATACCCTCATCGAAGCCTATCTGAAGGCGGCTGAGGAAGTGGTTCTCAATGAGATTGGCCAGTCGGTGGAAGACCTCCAAGAGGCTTATACCGATGTACCCCGCTCTATTGAGATAGCCATTATGCAGATTGCAGCTCACTGGTATAACACTCGTGAGGCTGTCGCTGCTACTCAGATGTATATGGTGCCGGTGACTATCAAGGCACTCCTAAAGCCATACACAAAGCTATGATTGCCGGAAGACTCAGAACGAAACTTCGCGTCAAGAAACTTGTCGAGAAAATTGACAAGTTCGGAGCTGCATCCTCCGTATGGGTAGAGCATGAGACTCCTATATGGGCCGAGTGTGACAAGTACGTGGGTAAGCTCAGTGAAGAAGTCGGTGAACACTTTGCTGATTATACCGCTGTCTACCGAACTCGTATCAACCATAAACTGATTGAACATTGGAGAGTTATTGATGTCTCAACAGGTTGTGAGTTCGTTATCGACAACATTATTCTCAACAAGGAGCGCGGTCTCCAAACTTTGTATTGCTCAAAATTGAATCCATGACACCACTTGAAGCCAGCACTCAACTCAAGCACCTTACTGACCAGTTCAAACCGAGGCAGCTCAAGTCCGCCATTAAGCAGACGCTGGCGACCGAGGCGCGTGCAGTACGCCGAGTGGCAGTCAAGAATCTCCGTCAGACCAGCGGCCAATCTCTTCGAGTCACTAAACAGCTCGAAACAGGTATCAGAGCCAAGGTCAGACGAGATGTATCAGGATTCGTCGTGGCGGCGAACATCAAGCCCGGCTCAAGCCGTGGCATGTATCGCAATCGCTATGGTAAGCTAAAACCGGTACTCTATTGGTTCGACCAAGGTACCGCTCAACGCTACAAGAAGGCTAAGAGGAGAGTATCACGATTGCTCGGTAAACGCGGTGGGTACACAGGCTATATCAAGCCGATGAACTTCATTAAGCGTGCCGAACAGAGCGAGATGCCGAAGGTGCTTGCTCGTATCGACCAAACGTATCAACAAAAAGTAGAAAAAATAGCAAAGCGTTATGGCTATTACTAAGACATCAATCCATGCCGGCGAAATCATTAGCGACATTCTCTCTAATGACGAGGCGGTCAAGTCCTTGGCTAAACGAATCTTCCCCGTGGCGATAACAGAGGCTACTCTGCCATACATTGTGTATCGCCGTGAAGAATCTTCAGCCATACAGACCAATAGCGGTCATGCGTCAGAGACTGTATCTATCTCGGTCTATGTCTATACTGCCGAATATGCTGAAGGTGTAGAACTTGCTGAGGCGGTTCGAGCTGCTCTCCATGGAGCGCGGTACGACAATGACGGACTACAGATGCGGAGCTGTGTGTTTGACGGCTGCGGTCCCGAGGATTGGTTGGATGATGCTTTTGTACAGCAACTTAATTTTAGACTTAAAATAAATTAGATATGTTCGTAAATGGTTCTGACCTATTGGTCAAGGTAGCCGGTGCTTATGTAGGCCATGCTACCACTCACACAGTCAATTATAATACCGAGACCAAGGACCGTACCTTCAAACCGGTTGGCACTGCCGCTAAAACCAGTGGCAAGTGGAAAGATAAAGCCATCACAGGCTTGAGCATCTCTATCAGTGTAGAGTCTCTTATCTGTGATGACGAAACAGAAGGCGCACGTGCAAAATTGCTCGAGGCTTGGGCTAAAGGCGAACCCGTTGAGGTTGAAGCTCTCGAACGTGGTGACGACGCTAAACCTTACCTCAAAGGTCAATTCGTCATTACATCTATGACCGAAACCGCTCCCGCCGAGGATGATTCAACCTTCAGTTTGAATCTCGACAACAGCGGTAAGCCCGAAACATTCGAGCCTAAGAATTTAAGTGACTACAGCCCCGATGAATAGGATTACTATCAACGGCAACGAATATCCTTGTTATCAGACGATGGGAGCGATGCGCCGCTTCCGTCGTCTGACAGGCAGGGAGATTACCGAGGTCCAGGTTACTGAGGCGTCTGCCATGGCTGATTATATGTACTGCTGTTGTGCTGCGGCATCCGCTGCCGAGCATATTGAGTTCAACTACTCTATCGATGACTTCGCTGACCTCATCACTCTTGACGTGATGAAGGCATGGTCTCAGTCTATCGCTACCGAGGCGACTGAGGGCGAAGATGCAGCAGCGCAAAAAAAAAGCTAACGATTACCGAGCTATTCGGTATCGCCGTCGGTCAACTCGGCATGGACGTTGAGACCTTTGACATTCTCACACCTGAGGAGTTCTCTGAAATCATGGCGAAATACAATGATCATCTTGAATCTACAATGCATGACGAGTGGGAACGTGCCCGTATCATGGCTGCTATCCTCATTCAACCGCATATCACTCGCAAAATAACTCCCGAGAAGTTATTACCGCTTCCATGGGATAAGAAACGCAACAAAACAAAAGCGCCGGCGATCTCTAAGGAAGAGCATCTCCAGCGCTTTCGTGATATTAAGCATCGCCTTAACGGCGGTTGATTACCATTTCCAAAAGTCGTTGTATTTATCGGGAGCGACTAGCAGCACGATAAACAATATAGTAACTATTGCCCCAAAGATTGCTGGGAAATTAATAGAGAAACATAAGATATTTGAAAGTATCATAAGCTATGTTTTTGAAATTCTTTTACAAAGATAGATTATAGTAAGATAATTTAAAAGTTAATAATATATAAATATGGCAAAGTCGGTCATCGAACTCAATATAAAGCAATCCGTTACAGGGGAGGAACAGATGTCAAGGCTGTCATCCGGTCTTGAAGATCTTCATCGGTCTATCAAAAAGTCTCAGTCTGGCATGGATGGACTTAAGCGGAGTGTTGGCGAGACAATCGCTACATGTGCCACATTTTCAACTGCGATGTCTAATATGGCGTCTGCGGTTGGTCAGCTTGCGCAAGGCTACAATGATTATGATAAGGCAATGCGTGCAGTCAATACCATGGCCGGCAAAAATGAGGAAGGCTTTGCCAAGCTCAAAGGTCAAGTCAGTGAACTGGCTAAGACTATACCTCTCGCCAAGGATCAGCTCGCGAATGGTCTCTATCAAGTCATCTCAAATGGTGTGCCTGAAGACAACTGGATTAGTTATCTGGAGGCATCAGCCAAGGCGTCAGTCGGTGGTATTGCTGACCTTGGCCAAACTGTCACCGTAACCTCTACGCTTATCAAGAACTATGGTTTGGCATGGGACCAAGCGGGGACCATTCAAGACAAGATACAACTCACGGCCAAGAACGGCGTCACATCGTTTGAACAGCTTGCCGGAGCTTTGCCTAAAGTAGCCGGTTCTGCCGCTACACTTGGTGTTAGTATTGATGAATTAATGGCATCCTTCGCTACATTGACAGGCGTATCAGGTAGCACTGATGAAGTGGCTACTCAGCTTGTAGCCGTCATGTCAGCATTGACTAAGCCTACCTCTGAGGCATCCAAGCTCGCCGATAAGATGGGTATTCAATTCAACGCTGCCGCGATTAAGGCTGCCGGTGGTATGCAACAATTCTTAAGCCAGTTGGTAGTCAACGTCAAGCAATATGCTCAAGAGACGGGCCAACTTGAGACGGAGATATATAGTACTCTATTCGGATCTTCACGTGCTATCCGTGGCCTTATTCCTCTTACAGGTGAACTCGCTGAGAAGTTTAAGAGCAACATTGACGAAATGAGCAATTCAGCCGGGACTATTGACAGCGCCTTCGAGAATATGAGTTCTACTTCAGAGGCTTTGACACAGAAGTTTAAAAATCAATTGGGCGTTTTTACTGGACTAATTGGCGCATATGCTTCTGCTGCACAACCGTATCTACAATATTTGGCAATATTAGGCCAGTCTATTGCAGGTCTTAAATCTCTTGGTGCAGCTCTTACAATGGCTAATGCTAGCCTCACCAAGATGACGGTCGCTATTATAGGTCAGAGCGCATCGCTCAAGATACAAGACTTCCATCTTAACAACATGGTTAGGACTGAAAAATTGTTGATAGCCATTACAGGTAGGACAACATTCAGTTTTAATGCTTTGAATATCGCGACTAAAGCACTTTATATCACAATCTCTGCCGGCTTGATATGGGTAGTAACTGAGTTGATAAGTCTGTATGAGCAGTGGTGTTCTAAGACTGATGATGTCGAAGAAAAAATCAATGTGCTTCAGGGCGGACAAGATACATACAAAAATACGGTTGCCAGTACAACCGTTGAACTGGATAAGCAGATTCAAAAGCTTGGAGACCTCATCAGTTCAAATTCTGATGCTTCAGGTGCCGTCGAGGAACTGAATAATAAATATGGCAAGATATTCGGGACATATCAAACCGCGTCCGAATGGTACAAGGTGCTTATTAGCAACTCTAAAACATACGTCGAGCAACTTGGTAATGAGGCTGCTGCGATTGAATATGCTACAGAGAAGGCTCGTAAGACTGTCGAACGTGATCAATTGGTTCGTCAGCAGGACAAACTTGTCAAAACTGATAAGGTGGACCTAAAATTCTCCGGTAAGGATGGAAAAATTAAAGCTGCCAAGGTTGGCAAGGAAGGTGAACAAGCAGATGTCGATGAGTACAAACGATTAGATGCAGAAATCAAAGAGTTAAATAAGGATATTTACTCTTTGGAGCAGAGCTATTCTACCGCTATTAGCAATAGCTTACAGTATGCGTCTCAGATCAAAACAAACATCGAGGCTACTAAGACTTCATCTGAGACTAATACCAATACAGATACTAAAACCAATACCAATACTTCAAAAGTCAACACCGAGAAGTTCAATGGCGATAAGTTGATTGAGAACGCTAAAGGATTGGAGGAGCTGGAAAATAATCTCAAATATTACGATAAAGCGATAACAAAGGCTGATGCTTCTGATGAAGAGCATATTCAAACTCTTCAAAATGAACGCAACGAGATTGAGGCTCAGATTGAAGAGATTAAGCTACTCAATGAGAAACTGGGTCTCCCCGTAAAATGCGAAAGTTTGTCAGATTTTGACAAATGGCTGAATTATCTCAATGCGGCATCTGATGTCGCTTCGTCTGAGGAACTGCCCGCACTGAAGAAGAAAATCGAGGAGGTGCAGGCTGCGCGTGACGACTTCGAGGATGCCGCTGAGCCGGTTATCAACATAAAGGACATCAAGTCATATGATGAGTTAGACAAGGCTATTAGCCGCGTTGACCGCAAAACTGCTAAAGCTACTAAGGAAGGCCGCGAAGCTCTCATCAAGGAACGCAAGGAGCTTGAACGGCTCCGCCAAGAGTGGGAGGACCTTGACGCAGAACTTAGTAAGCCTGGCGAAATTTCTCAGATTAATAATCTCCGCGATTTAGCCGAAGCAGAAACATATTACAATAATCTCCGAGAACGCGGTAACGCGGACGAGATTGCCAATGCTCATGAGATGTTGCGTCTCATCGAGCAGCGCCGTAAGGCTCTCACCGTTGGCGAGACTATCAGTGACTATGAAACCGAGGTCAATGACGTCGGTAAATATGGCGAAAAACAGATGAAAATTGAGATCAAGGCTATCGGCATTGATGGTGTCAAAGATAAGATACTTGAACTCAATAAACTCCTTGCCGATGGTAATCTCACTGACGAACAGGAGAAACGAGTCCGCAAGCTCATATCAACGTATGAAGGTTGGCGTAAGTCCATGGCCCTCAGCTTCGACACATTGAAGGACGGCTATGGCGATATCAAGTCTGTCGGCAATGCTCTTATCAGTATGCATGATACTTTGACCGAAAGTGGAACTGCGTGGGAAAAGATTACGGGACTGATAGATGCCTTCATCTCGTTGTATGAAGGCGTTAATGGTGTCATCAGAATAGTAGATGAATTGACCAGCGTAACTAAACTTTTTACCGGGCAGAAGACAGCAGAGTCGGCGGCTTCAGGTGTATCGGCAGCGGCATCAGAAGCTGAGGTTGCTGCTCAAGCCGAACAAGCTGTGGCGATGGTGCCGGTTATCGCTGCCAACAAATTAGCGACCGCCAGTTACGTTGAATTGGCTGCTGCTCAATATATGGCAGCTCACGCAGCCATCCCACTTGCCGGCTTTGGTATTGGTTCGGGATTCGCGACAGGGGCGGCAGCATTGGTCAAGTCAATTGGTGTTATGCCATTCGCCAAGGGTGGTGTCATCAGCGGTCCAACAGTCGGTCTCTTGGGCGAATACTCAGGGGCATCGAATAACCCTGAAGTCGTTGCGCCTCTCGACAAGCTCCGTGACCTCATCGAACCACGCACAGCATTTGCCGGTGGCAAGGTCGAGTTTGAGATCAAGGGCCGTAAGTTGGTCGGCGTTCTTAACAAGCAATCTAAATACTCAGATAGAATATGATAACAACATACAAAGGTTACTTCCTGGATATTGAAGACGTCCGCTATGACTTCGAGATACTCGAGGACATAGCGGAGGGACGCGATGTTGAGGAACTGAGCTTCCCCGCTGATGAACCCGCGTCTATCGAATGGGAAGAGACTGACAAGCTCACGCCCATTCAAGGCTCGGCTCTGACGCTGAAGGTTAACAGCGACTATGACCGCCAGTTCCTTCGCCTCTACACGACAGAACCGGGAGCGGTCATCATCAAGGTCTATCGTAGCGGTCGAATATATTGGGTGGGCGCTCTCGATACTGAGCAGTATGAGGAGCCTTACGCTACGGAGAAGGACTATGATGTCACTCTCACCTTCAGCGATATGGCTGTCATGGCTCGTCGCTCATGGACCTTGACGGGATTCAAGTCGCTGCGAGACATTATCACGGCATGTCTCGCCCCTACCCGATTGATGGATGACGGCATGATGACATCGATAGTATATGCTATCTCAACGACAGACGCTTATGATACTGCCGGTGTCACAACTTGGCTTGATAACTGGGGCGTAGCATCTGACAACTGGTATGATGAAGACGGAGAACCGATGACGCTGCGTGAAGTTCTTGAGGCGGTCCTTCAGCCTCTAGGCATCCGCCTTGTGCAGAAGAACGGACTGCTCATCTTCTACGATCTGGAGTATCTCTACCAGAATCAGACAGCACAAGAAATATCATGGGCGTCAGAGGATCAAGTGCTTGGCGTCGATGCTGTCTATAACAAGGTCAATCTCACATTATCACAATATGCCGATGACAACCTCATAGACGGCTCTATTACCGAAGATGATCTCAAGTATGATAAATACTCTACCAAGGTTTGGTATCTCGGTCTATGGACCGCATCTGAGACAACATCGGGCTTCTCTATGAAGTGGGGCACTCCTACTGCCGGGCTGCCTGATAATCTTATCACTAAGGCAGCTATCTTCAAGATGACATCCGATTATAGCAGTTGTGACGGCGCCGGTGTCTGTTGTGCCTTCCGTGCCAGTGACCGCTCTGGCGGTGATACAAATAGCTCATACCAAGAAGTCCTTTATAGCACCGAGATGAAGAATGATTATACGTTCCTCAACAATGGAGGAACGTATGACTATCTATTCAAGGTCAATGGAGGTTACATTCTGGGAGAACTCGCGGGCAAGAAGGGATTCAAGTTGCGTATCCGATTAGATATGCTGCTCGACGCTCATTACAATCCGTTCGAGGATGATGATGACAATCAGCGAGATAAGGATGTCGAGGACTTGAAGAAACTCCTTGAGTTCGTATATGTGCGCTGTAAATTGACATTGCGTAACTCGTCCGGCACTGCCATTATGCACTACAACAACGCCGGCATCTTCGATAACCCGAAGTTGATGGGCGGTGGTGGACACGCACAATGGATAAGCGGAGAGGCAGCCTGGGATGAGATGTTCCTGGCATACTATGACTGGGACAACCGCAAGGAGAACTCAGCTGTCTGCAATGGCTGGGTGACGAATCGCCAGATCACAGGCTATGAAAACTATAGCACAATCCGCAAGAGTATCCAATCGAGAGGCGACGGTGAGTTCATCGTGCCTCCTTCTCGTGACGGCTGGCTTGAGCTTCAAATTGCTCCCGGTGTCTCTTGGAAACATAAAAAGGACTCAAATAAGATACCCGGATACATGAGTTCATCCAAGTATTATCAGGATGTTGATGATAAACTGCGTTGGCTCTTGTTCCGCAATGCGAAGATCAGTCTTGTCAAGCCGAATGGCGATGACCTGGACTCTGCCGTAAACGGAGACCTCGAATGGTGTGCGTATCTCGATGCTGCTGCCGAGGATAGCCTTGACCTCAATACGACGGTCGGCACCACGAGCAGTCCGACAGCTAAAGCAACGCTCTTCGATATGCAAGGCACTGACAAGTCGCCACTGTTCGTTCGTGCAAATTTTAGTAATATTCCTGAAAAATTGTTAATCGCTACAGCGTACAGCCAGTACGCTTCAAGACACGCAATCCTCCAAGGGACAGCGGATTTGGTGCCTGGAGCTATGGTTGTCAAGGATGCAGCGTTCAACGAAGGTGGTACCAAATTCCTTCTTTTGTCGGAAGTACAGAACCTCCGTGAGAACACGTCTGACATCAAGGCGAGTGAACTGACGGCGGAAGAATATGAATCAATTGAAATCGTGACCGATGAGTAAAAAATATAATGTCAAGACAAGAACGGTAGCTGCCACTCCTCGACGGAGCAGAGGTAGCGGTTCTACAGGTGGTGGCGGCGGTGTGACTGTCGTTACCACGAGCAGCTCGTCATCTAATGATACAACATACGTCGGTCACTCCCACGAAAACCTCAACGACCTCAACAAAATCACCGAGGCTGACGGCTATCTCTATGACAACGGCGAGAAGGTCAAGGCGGGTTATGCTGATGAGGCGGCTCATGCCGATGCTGCTACCAAGGCCGATACCGCGGAATACGCTGATGAGGCCGGCAAGCTCTCGAATGAATCTGCATTCATTGAAACTCTCCGAGATTATTTCTTGAGTAAGACCGCTGACGATATTGCTCAAGGACTGATAACATTCCTTCAAGGTCTCAAGCTCGGCTCTACTAACTATGGTCTCGATGCTGACGGCAATGCCATTCTCAAAGGTATTACTGCTGAAGGCATCACTACCGATAAGATTGATGCTGCCAATGCTGCTATCATGGCATTCATTCTCAAGAAGGGCGGGTCAATCCGCTCGAATGAGTATGATGCTGATATAGTTTCAGGCAAGGGCTTCAGCATTGATTCAGATGGTAATCTCGTCATCGATTCGGCTATCATTCGCCGGTCATTGACGGTGCCATTACTATCATATAACCGCGTTGACATCAAGGTCGGTAACGAATGGCAAGCACCGGGCGGAGGTATCATCGAGACTGTCACTCCTGATAGCGATGGCGCTGCAACAGGCACAATCACCCTACGGCTTGAAGATGGCGAGATAGGTGCTGTCGCTGTCGATGACATCTGTATGGGTATCTTCCATAGCTTGACGACTTCGCTCAACTCGACCGAGAATTATGATGATGGTGCCGGTAATCAGAGATTTGCCGGATTCTATACTTGTTATTTTCGAGTGACGGAAATTCTTGAAACTGCTAACAATAGTAAGTTCCGCTATGCGCTGCGTCCCGTGTCGGATAACTATCCGGTACAATATCAGCCGGCAGAACAGATGCAGTTCGTAAGTTATGGTAACTTCTCTGACACGGAACGCCAGAAGTCTAGCTATAGAACACGTACATACGACCGCTATCTGGTCAATGTATCATCTTGGGAATATACGACAGCCAATGTCGCATCTCAACGCGGTGACATGTCGAATCTTGTTGTCAATGGTAAGCAACTCAAAGGTAATTCAACCTATACCAATAGCATTTACTTCAATGGTTCAATTGAGTTCTTGACCCCTGAGGTTCCCTATGAACTTACAATTGATACCAATGGCGATAGCTTTATGGCATGGGGCGAACACCTATCAATGAAGTGCAAGGTGAAACGTGGATGGAAGGATGTCACTGATCGCGTCACCTCGTGGAAGATTGAGCGTGATAGCGGCGACAGTACGAATGATGCAGCATGGGCGCTGCGTTCTAAGGTCAAGGCGTTCGATGGTAGTTACGACTTCTATTATGGCGATACTACAGCGGACGGAGAAGATAGTGACCTTCCGCTCAACAATGACAATCTCTCTATCATCTTCACCATCACCGCCACTATTGACGATGAAACAGTGTCAACAATTTTAGAAATTTAGATATGGAACTCAAACGACATAGATTAAGACGTGATTACGCTCCTCTTAACATAGCGGTATCTCTGCGCGTATATACTCCGCTGTCAACGAATGTACAGGTATATGACGTGGCATCCAATACCTATGAGCCGAATCGTCAGATTACGCCATGTATCATCTCTCCGTTGGTTGTAGTGACAGCATCGGACGGATCGTGGCGGAATGGCTCTAACAATGACCTTCTCTCGGATATCAAGTGGTATGTCAACAACAAGCTCATAAGCACTCTGTCAGATTGGGATGATTTGTATGACATCATCGAAGATACTACAGAACTGCGCGGGTCAATACGCATTAAGCGTAATGTCAAGACTTCTGAGCGCTTGTCGCTACGCTTTGAGGCGAATATTGCAGATACACGATTCGGAACACTCGTTCCAATAGTATCCAATGAGATAGTATTGGCGACATCAGCCAGAACGGAGGATATCTACACTCTCCATATCAACGAGAGTAGCAATATCACATATAATCCTCTCAATGATGCTCTTGACGATTATGAGTATCGTGTGGCTCATGGTTTGAAGGATGCATTATCATCAACGAGTGATGAGTACAAGGCTATTCTTGCCAAGACCAACAACTACAAGAAGGATATTGCAGTCCAAGTATTCAAGGGTGATACTGCTCTGTCATCAGACAAGTACACTCTATATGCGTGGGCTCGGTCTTCAGGTGAGACTCGTCCTGATCTCAGCTGGGTCGGTACTGGGGCTCCTACCATACCGGCAGAAGTAAGCACTATCACAGACGGCATCTCGCTCGACCTTCGTGTGATTGACAACAATCAAAGTTACTGGATTGTCGCCGTGATGAATGATACTACCATCAATACCAAGTATTATCCGTATGTCTGTGTCACTATAGGCCGTGAGTATCCTACAGTTGTAGCCTACCCTACCAATGGCACGGCTATTCTCTATGGCGATACTATACGCTATGACAAGGCGTATGGGAATGCCTATGGTCAAGCTATAGATTGCCCGGCGCGAATCATGGACCTGGTATGGAAGACAGATAGTGCATACGCTACCGGTGTCGAGCATGGCGGCGGTGATGATGTCAATATCAATATCACTGCGGCTAAAGTCGGAGAGTCTTCGACTGATGACTGGATGGATGTCTATATTGAGAGCACTACCAAAGGTCCATTCTTGATAGCATCGGATTCATCAGGTAATACTCTCGGTGATTCTAGTGGAAACATTTTCATATTGAATACATAATGAAATACGTAATTGCAGACTATAAATCAGCATCGAAATACTTCGATAGCATCTCTCATCAACGCTATGATGATGACTTTATGGTAGTACAGCTCCGCGAGGTTGAGCTGTCTCAAGCATTCTCATCAGAGATGTCGGTTGAAGACCGCATCGCGGCCATTGATGGTTCAATCGTTGATGACAAGAAAATTGATACTTTTAAAATGAAATAATATGGCAACACAAAACTCGGCACAAAACTCAATCGCCATTCACAGGCTCCGCAATGGCGACAGCCTCATTCTCAAGCTGCTCGAGAATGGAAACCCGCTGTTCCAGTCTATCACAGACGCGGGCACTCCAATTCCTGATTGGACGGTGGCAGCGAATCAGCCGGCAATCACGGTGAGCGTTGTTTCCGTTCGTGGCAATGCTGTAACAATAGCATCCGTCAAGTGGATATACAACGGCATCACTCTCTCATTCTCATCGAGTGGAGCATGTACGACAACAGGTTACACTTCGATATTCTCTGTCTCGAATAATGGTGCGACCCTCAACATCATTGGCAACTTGGCAAGCTCGGATAATACCGCTGCCGATAACATTGATGTCGAAGTCGTCGCTCGTCTCTCAGGCATCGAATACACATTGACAGCCGGCAAGACTGTCACCATCACTCCGATGTCTTCATCAGGCTATGTCGGCATCCTGACAGCTAACCGTGCGTATGTCGATAGTGAGAACACGAGTTCTACGATTACAGCGAGATTATATCAAGACGGCTCTCCGGTGTCTGGCTTCTCTTTGAACGTAATCGCTGATGATAAAACTATATATAATGGCATCCATACCGATGGCGATTCAGAGACATTCACGGTATCACAAAATATGATTGATGGAGAGCAACTCTTCATCGTCGACTTCTTCATTGACTCTGTTGGATCTATCGCTGTAGCTCGTCAAGCTATTCGTATCAGCGATCTCTCTGATGAGTATAATGTGATACTTTACATTCCAACATCATCACCACAAGAGGTGGATACCGGGTCCGATGTCACTGTCAAGGCAAAGCTCGTCAAGACGGACGTCAATGGCGTCATGACCGATATCACTGACGCTGACGCTCAGTCTTATGTGATGAAGATTGTGCAGCCCGAGAAGGATTCCAGCGGTAATACATGGACTGTATTGGCGACCGCGAATACTAATGAAATAAAAGTAACGACCGAGCATACTGACCGCGACGGGACTCAACGAGATGTCGAAGTCATCTGCAATGTCACATTCTAACAACTAAGATATATGGCTCTACAAGACTTAGCTAAATTAACAACGATTAAGTCGCTGACTCGATCTAATACCATATTAGTCGAAGTCGGTGGCAGCATCAAGCGCATCACTCTTGACGATCTCATTGACGTGCTATCGCTTGATGACAACAAGATGATACTTCAACAAGTCGCTTGGGGTATCCCTATACTCGATGGTAAGACCTCAACCGAATGGGGCGTCTATGGTAATACCGCATTGCGTAACCAGTGTAACGCCATGAAGGGCAGATACCTTCTCACAAACGCGGGTAAGGCTGCCAAGCTCTCGGCGACGAATAGCAGCATCTATGCTGACGGCACGGCTCTCGATGTATCCAAGGGACACATCATGACTATCAAGCCGCGTCTATACTTCAAGGTACAAGACGATAGCGTTACAGGTGTGACATGGCTGTGGATGTCGATGCTACCCATTGGAGGTTACTACATTGAGCAGCAAGTGACAGGTGCATATCTCGCCTACCTCAATGGCTCGGCTCTCACATCTCGTCCCGGTGTCAATCCAACTCGCAATTTGAACATAACTCAGTATTGGAATGCTGCTCAAGTTAATGGTAAGGCCTTCGGCCTTGCTGACTATGACTTCAGTAAGTACATTGTTATGGAAGGTCTTGGAGATTATGGAAGTCCTAATATTCAGGCTAAGCTCGGCTATGGCGTGGGTGGTAGCGGTGGTAACTCGCTCTACAGTGATACCTCGGTCCTCACCGGTCTCACTGCCTCTCTTGGAGATGCATCAGGTACGTACATGCTTGATAGCAGTACGAACTCATGTCACGTATCACTCCATGGTACTGAAGACGCTTGGGACTGGATATGGGAGATGCGTCAAGGTATATTCTTCGGCAATTCGGGCAATTCAGCTCAGACAGGGTCTGAATGTTATCTCTATAAAGGCAATCGTCTGCCGACCTCGGCAGAACTGGCGTCGGTTCCTACCGGTGAGTATCGCCAGATCACTCGTCAGACATCATCGATGTGGATAGGTGAGTTACTCAAGAACGAGTACTTCGACATACTCGTCAAGAATAGTACCAACGGCAGTAGCAGCGGTGGCTGGTGTGATTACTCATACGCTAACTCGACGGGCCAGCTTTGCCTCGTCGGGGGTCGCTCCGGTAACGGCTCGTATGCCGGTCCGTGTTGCGTGTCTTCGTCTAACGGGTTCTCGTACTCGGATGCGAACCTCGGCGCTCGCCTTGCCTATTATGGGGACATCGAATACGTTGATGGCAAAGACATCTGATGAACATTTATCCCCGTGGTCCCAAAGACCACGGGCGACTCTCAAAAAAAATCCTCACGAATAGATGACAATCTGTGAGGTAGGTAGAGGGGAATGAGCGCTTTGCCTCGTCGGGGGTAACTCCGGTAACGGCTCGAATGCCGGTCCGTGTTACGTGAATTCGAATAACGGGTTCTCGAACTCGAATGCGAACATCGGCGCTCGCCTAACAATAGGTTATAAAATATTTTACATTCCCCGAGCCTCGACCCCGCGCTTATAATGAACTACGCGGAGATGTCGGAACACAACACAGCGGAAAGGTCTGTATATGCTTGCATACAGACAAGCGATGTGAGTAGTACTATCGAAAGCTTCGGGCTTAAAACCATTGCAAGCTTATTACTATAATGGAAGAATTTTATGAATTGAAAAAACATGTGCCGTGGTCTCAGTTGACCACTGAGCAGATAGATGATGTCATCCAGCATCGTCTAATAGCCTATTATAGCAGACCTTCTCCTCATCGTGAAGGGTATGTCATCGAGCGCATTGCTGATATCAATAATCTACGAGCTGCTGATGAAGAGGCTCAATCCGGTAAGGTCAAGCACAACGTCTATATCAAGCGCCATAACAAGAATGCCGAGGCGGAGCTTCGACAGCTACAGCGGATGATATTGGAGCTGAACTTCCCTGACCCGGACTTCAAGGTCGATTATGTCAAGACTGATGCCGGTAAGGTCCGCGAGATAGTCAAGCAGAATTATTTTCCATGGCGTATCTTGCATCATGCAATTATGAGGATCATAGGATATAGACTATTCAATGCAATGATATACGATACATTCGCGTGCATCAAAGGCAAAGGACTTCACTTCGGAGTCCGTCGAGCCAAGATGATGATCCGCCGATATCAGCCGCGCTACTTCTGGCAATGCGATTATCGTAAGTATTATCAGTCGATACCTCATGCACTGGTAATCAGAGAACTCAGAAAGATGTATAAAGACGAGCATTTTATCAAGCTCATTGGGTTGACACTATGCTCGTATAAATCTGATATTGATGACTTACTAAATGAAGAAATTGATAAGAGGATTCACCATCGGGGCATTCACTTCTCAGCCCATCGGGAATTATGTAGCCAATCCGATTGATCGAGCAATCAAGGAGCGTATGCATTGTAAGTGCTACCTCCGCTATTGTGATGATACTGTCGGCATGGCGAAGACCAAGGCTGAGGCATGGCGCCAGGTGCGTGAGTTCATCCGTCTCTCTGATGAGGCGGGTCTTGTTGTAAAAGCTAATTTCAAAGTCTCTAAACTAGCAACTAATGAAAAAGCTAAGAAACATAGATGGCGACAACGTGGTCGTAAGCGGTGCTCCAATTGACTTCTTGGGGTATCAATTTTACCACGAAAAAACGCTCTTAAGGAAGTCCATTAAACAGAAATTTTGTAGGAAAATTAAATGTATAAAAAATCCTAATAAGATGTTACGTATCAAGTCTGCGTACTGGGGATGGACCCTTCACGGAGACTGCCGACATCTTTGGAATCAAATAACTAATTGCGATATGTCTTTTGGAGAATATGGCATCAAAGGCCGCATCGAGACTAAAGACGGCCAAAAGTTCTACGATGTAGAACAAGTCTCACTTGAACAAATAGTAAAAGATCCTATTACGGTTCTTGACTTCGAGCCGAATATCAAAACAAAGTTCGGTCCGGATCGATATGTAGTGAAGATTCTCCACGAAGGAGCCGAGAAGAAGCTCATCACGAACTCCTTCACAATCAAGTCACAACTCAATCAAGCTCGTGATGGTAATATCTTGCCACAACAAACGAGAGTCATCAAGAAACAGATTGACAAAGGTAAATGGGACTATTATTTCGAATAAAAAAGCTATAGATTATGAAAACTCAATTTAGTGTCGGCGCTCTTGCTGCTGAACAAGATGGTATCAAAGTGATACGTGAAGGCTCGCTCTTCAGAGTATATTTCAACTTCGAGGAGGTTGA